TCGACGTACAATTCTTTTGCCATTGACAGCCAAACTTGACCACAGCGCCGCATGGCCTTGGAAAAGTTGGACATATAAATAAACGTCTGCATGTCTAAACGCGTCTGGATCAGCTCTACGGCCTTACCACTAAGGTTTGACGCCATCTCGTCGCCCTGAGTCTGGTTGCCCATTATCTCAAGCATGTCCTGCTCAGTAACTTGCAGTAGCGCAGCCAGTGTCGGCGGAATAGCGGGTGGCTTCGTGTATCCAACGGGACCGGCAATCGCCTGCTGACCATTGGCGTCAGTGATTGGGTTTACCAGCAGGTAAGGGTAGTCAACCAAGTTATCTTCTGACCACATCACCTGATGACCGGCGACCTGTTCGGGTAGCAGGATTGGTTTTTCAATGCTCGAAAGTGCTGAGATCTCTGCGAGCTTGGATAGCTGCATGTTCTTCAAACGCTGCGCGTCCTTGGCTAAACGAACGTGGCCCATGCACCGCTCGACGTTGTCGATGTACCAGCGTTTGCCAAAGGTTGGGATGATTGGGATGCACTTACCAGCAATGTACCCGCAGTCCTCAAGGATCTTCGCGCCAGACATAACGTACTTGTGAACTTTTTTCTTCTTGACCCGCTTCTGTCGAATCTCGCGGGTTCCAACTGCTGCGAGCATTTCTTCTAGCTGCTCATCTTCTTTGAAATCGTAGGTGGTGTACCGTTCCTCGGATCCGTCCAAGGTTTCAAAGATTCTGACCGTCTCAGATATCGTCTCGACCTTGTAATACTCGGCAACGTAAACAACGTCAGGAGTCAGCCAGTCAAATTCACTTTGGTGAACCGTCTTGGGCCAGCTTGCTGGGTCATCACCATAGGTCTCAATGTATGATTCATACGTCATCGCGCTGATCACGAAACATTCCGTGGCGTCAGCCTTGTCTTGGCGCTTGGCGTTCAGGTCAAAGAATACTGAGGTGTCGGCATCGTATATCGGCTCCATGCGGATCCGCTGCCGGTCATCTTCGTCGTTCTCCTCGTCCTCGTAGCAGGCTCTCAGCCTCCACGCACCAAATCCACCACCGACAGCCTCCTCGAATGCATTGTCGTATGCTTCGTTAGCGGTTGAGTCCTTCTCATCCGCCCGGTACAGGCCATCACAGACCTCAGCAAGCTTGTCATTGGGCTGACCGTCCTTCGATGTGAAGTCAACGGTGACCCGGTTGTTGCGGTACTCGTTAATGATCCGAATGACCGATAGCGCAATCTTGTTAACCTCAAGCTTTGGCTTGTTCTCAAACTGGCTGCTCAATGGGCCTTCCCACTGGGCACCGTTGATTGAATAAAATCTGCGGTCCTGCAAGCACTGCAAACGCTCGTCCCGCAGCGCAGACTGGATGGTGTTAAAAGATTTGAGTGCGTCAGCGTGTACGTTGGATAGCCGCTGATCGTTTGTCATTCGAGCCATGATAAGTCCTCGGTTGTCAAGACCATTATCTACCAGCGATTAGCGGTTGGCAATGGCACAAAATCTTGGGCTGGCGTGACCGGATTGGCTCGCCTAATGCCCTCGCAAGCGTATCTTAGCGCATCGATCACATGATTCTTCTTGTCCTCAAGAATCGGCAGCACCTGATTGGTTGATGGATCTGTCTTGTACGAATACAGCATCAGCTCGTCGATTGTGTGAACACACCTTGGGTGAACCACGATATCGTAACTCTTCAGCCACTCGATGCCCTCCTCGACGGACTTCGGACCCTTCACCGCTGACATGATCTTAGGGAACCCGTTTCTACGCATGTGGCTAATCGTTTCAGGTCTTGCCGAGTCAGCCACGATGGGCCACTTCTCGGATTCAGGGATCTGCATGAACAGGTCAGGCGTGTCAGTGATCTCACACCCCACCATGTACGCCTCATGGTCAACGTAGAGCTTTCTGCCCTCGATATGGCACCGAACCAATACCGTTGGGTCAACTGAGAAACCCCAGTCTGCACCAAGCCTGTGGATCGCATCAGGTGGTGCATCAAACTCCTCAATGCACCAATTCCTAAACACCCGGGACTGGCTGTTTTGCAGGTAGGCACCCCGCCAAACGTGCTGGAATTTGTCAGGATCCCGGCGCATGTCGTATTCCATCTCGTCCTTCAGGACATCGGGGAACCAAGGGTTGTCTTGAAAGTTGACCTCAATAACGACAGATTGAGGCGGTGGATTGTCACCACGCAGCAGCCAGTTGACCGGGTCTGTCTCGTTTCTGGGGTTCCAAGTGAACCAGAGTTCGCTGCCGGGCTTTCTGATCGTCGGCCTGAGCAGATCTAGGGACTGCTGACTGAGGCTTTGCGCTTCTTCGACCCAAGCCCGATCATAGCCCTCAAGCGATTTGATTGAGTCTGCGGTGTGATTTTGCATACCTTGGAAGATAATCCGCCCGGATCCGCGCCTAGATTTGATGACCGCGTCTTGAACCTCAAAGAACTCACCCGCGTTCAGCTCCTCGATCTTTAGCTCAAGCAGCCGTTTGACGGATTGGTTCAGGGATTTTTGGATCTCACGAACGCAAACCGATGACTGGTTGGGGTTCATGATGTGCTCTTCGATCAGCATCTCAGCAAACATATGCGACTTGCCACTGCCTCGACCGCCATAAGCAGCCTTGTACCGGCAGGGTTCAAACAAAGGCAGCGCCCACTCAGGCGTCTGGATCTGCAAGACCTTATTGCTTAACGATGACACGCTCAATCCTCTGGATGCTCACTGGTGCCTGTTCATCACCAGATAACTCAAGCTTGTCTCCGTACTTCTTGGGCGCCATCTTACTGAGACTCCACTTTCGGCCCTCCATTCGCAACTTCTGTTTCTGCACCATCGCAGAGTCAATCTTGCCATCTCCGGTCGGAATCAACTCTTCATCTGCAATTTCTATGATTTCATCAGCCAAGCAATCAATCATATCTGCTCTCGCCTGCGCGTATTGGCCGGATAATTCGGGATCTTTATCAACCCAATCCAAAAAGGTTTGTTTGGCAATATTTGCTTTAATCGCTGACTGTCTCAGGCTTTTGCCGTTTCTCATGTTGCTGAGGACTTCAGTAATCTTCTTTTGCTTCTCTAATTTCGGTGTTGCTTTCATGTTCACTCTCTTTTTTTATTTTGGCCTTGCAGTCCTTAATGATCCCTTTGAGGTCGTCAATGGTTAGCTTAGACGGAGGGTGAGGCCCCTCCAGCCATTTTACGTTATCCGCACCAATCCGGTAAATCAAGCGCGGTCGGTACTGGTCAATTGCCCCAGATTTGAAATTATTACACTGCGCGCACTGTTTGTGTACGTTTAGTGGTTCAAACCGTAGCTCAGGGTGACCACCGGCGGTCTTGTAGTGCCCCGCATGAAACTGACATGGGCCTCGGGTTCCGCACGAAATGCAGGGCTGTTTGTCATCACGAAGCCGAATCCACTGGTTAAACACCTCCTGAGCCTTCTTAACCCAGTAAGATCGATCCTTGTCACGGACCCGTTTCTTCATCTCCCGGGTCTCGGCCCTTTGTTTCTTGGCCTTGTCTTGGTTAACCAAATCAATCGAACACGTTAGGCTGCACACCTTTTGCAACGGTCGCCGGGGTTCGAAGGGTTCCTTGCAGGCTTTGCACTTTTTCACCCGAACATCTCGTCTGTGTTGGTCAGTGCGATCCCCTCAGACTCCAGCCAGTATTTAACCGCGTCAAGCCACTCGACCATTTGTTTCTTGTTGAAGGCACTGCTAACCGGGAACTCCATCGGCTCGACCATCAGCTCGCGTTTCACCTCATAGCTCAGTGGTTTGACAATGCGGTCGTATTTTTCCTTGTAACTTTCTGAATCCCTCCTAAGAATGGGCACCCCAAAATGTAACTTAGCGTAGCTCCGGTACTCCCAAGCCTTCATCGACCCCTGCTTCTCAGCGTCCCTGAACCACTGCCAGACCATCCGATTCTGCATCGTGGATCGGTCCTTGCCCAGTGGCTTGATTGATACTTCCATCGCCTGATCGAAATCAACTTGCTTCAGCAGCGTCCAGAGTTTGTCCTTCTCGTCGGCATTGTGAATAACAATGTGCAGCTCCTCGGCAGTTAGCCGGTCTGGTAATGGTAAACGTCTGATATTGCTCATGATTATACCTCAATGAAAGTGTGATGGCATTAACTCTGGCAGATTTACTGGTGCCAGATCTCGACTCTTCTGCTCCCGGGTCCGAAAGAATCCATCGTGCTCGGGGTACTTTCGCATGAAGGCTCTTGCGTAGAACGCTCGGTAGTTGTTGTTCAGCTTGAAGCTGGTAACCCCGTCACCACCCGCGTCGATTTCCCAGCGGATCCGCTCAAAAATTGCATTCACCGAGTAGTTCATAAACCCCCGGTTGATCATGTCAAACGTGAATTGACAGAACAATCGCCAGACATCTGGGTGCTTTCGGTTGAACAGGATGACGTCCTGACGCATTTCTTCAAATCGGTCTACCATCCTAGAAGCTCCGCTAAGGCCTTCCTAGCCTCTCCCGGCTCAACCCTTGGAAAGACCTCTGGTTGGACAGAACCCGTCTCACAGACGTCGTAGTGACGTTGTGTGATCGTATATGACCTGCACTTTGGGCAGATCGGCAAACCTTGAGGGGGCTTCTGCCCAGCAGACGCCTGTCCTCTGCACAATTTTTTGAACTCGCCAACGGTCGGAGCAAACTTCGGATACTCGTCAACCATGTCGCGTAAAGCCTTCTCGATCTTCGCCGGGTCAATGTTCTCGATGTGGGTCCACCAAAGCCGCTTGGCGGTTGTTTCATCTTGGTCCCTCAAGAAGTTTGGATATGTCACCTTCATCATCCCAAACACCTTGTTGATCAGGTTCAGTTTGAATGAATCCGATTGCCCAGTCGGTGTTCGTTGCGAGTTGTAGTGCTGTGGGTTCATGCTTATCTTCCTTTGCTGAATAAACTGTTTTCCAAGATTGTGCGTTTGCTTCTTCAAGCATTGCAGTTGCGTTCTGACCCTCACGGACCAATTTTTCAATTCTGTTGACCAAAGTGTTGATTGCTCGTTCTGAGTTGTTGCACTTGAGCTTCCGTCGAGTTCCTAAATATTCAATCCAGAGCGCCTTATCAACCCCCAGACGAGCAAGGCGAGCATCTGTCTCTGTCTCTGCCTCTGCCTCTGTCTCTGTCTCTGTCTCTGTAAGTACATTTTTTCGGAATCCTGTTACGGTTTCGTTACGGATTCGTAACGGTTTCGTTACGTAATCAGCACATGCTATAAATCCAGAGGTTTCCAGCTCGGCTACCGATTTCTTGATGACCTTTTCGTCTCGGCGTAACCGATAAGCGATCACTTTGACTTCGAGGTTGATTTCACCGCTGGTTGGGTCTTCATCTTCACAAGCCAGCAGCCACAGCATCGGCAAAAGTGCGCGTGATTCGGCAGACATCATTTGGTAATCGTAGTTGTCAAGCATGGAACGGTGGAATCGAATCCACGGTGGCTTGCGGTCTTTGTAGCTTTGGAATTTTGACCAATTGTTTATCGTAATCATTCTGCGCCTCGTTGTGCATCGGACTTTTGTGGACTACAATGGACGCCGTTAACCTTGCTGGATAACGCTCCCGCCCATTCCCTTAATGGGCATAAATTAGCCCCCTCACACGGGGCTTTTTTATGCGCGCTCAATTTCTTCTCGGTACGAAAAGTACAGCTTGCAGGGACGAAACTGCTCATCCAGATCAACCTGTATTGCAATGTCAGGCTTTTTGATCCTTCGGCGTAACTTCTGGTAGTCGATCTGCATGTCTGATGACAGCTTCTTTGCGTTTGAATTGAAGACTTCAAAGTAGTCTTTGATATCCATTTTGTTCATAAGTAATTCCTCCGTTGGCGAACCATAACCCATCACGATGTTAAAAAAAAGCTTTTCTTTTGTCAAAATCTAATGTTAAAATCAGATTTCCAGCAATTTAAGAGGTTAACAACATGCCATTAATTTTAAACCGGCGTCATTATTTTTACGACGAAACTCAAGAGCCGTGGTATCCGCTATGGTGCCATTACGAGCAACTTTGTCGAGTAAAGACAGTAATCCAAAACGACGATCACGGCGCTTGGTTCGAAGGAATCAAGGCTCGTAGCAGAGCAATTAAAGTTGCTTCAACCGTGTTGATCAAAGAGTTTCCAGAATTTTTCCAATGGATTGAATGGTCTTTAGACGATCTAACCGGCAACGGATTCCCAATCTGTGATGATTTTATTGACTATCACTGGGGCGATGCAGGGATACCAGAAGATTTTGAATTTAAGTTTGATTCAACC